TGAGGCTACCAGTTTTGCAGGCGTTAATAATCCCTGTAAGATCGGTCCTACTCCCGGAACCACCAGCCTGCCACTCACCGACCTCCCACGGACCCTCTTTGCGAGACTCCTCTTTCTTACAATAATCCCTCGCTTGCTCTCTCGTTCCTCTTCTTGTCTCACAGTGGCAGCGGGCAACATTGTTGTGGAAATAGCTGAATCTCTGCGGAGAAGAGTACTCAACGTAGCCTTGGTAGTGGGGGGTGCCGTTTTCACCTTCCTCCAATTGGAAGATGGCATAGCGAATGCGTTCTGCCGCCTCAAGGGAGGCTTTGAACTCATCTGGGGAGAGGGTGGGGTTGTTAACGGTGAAGCACACATGTCTGCTCTTTGACATTGCAGAGACTGAACTAGTTCCCAAATGATTCGCTTGGGACGGGACGAGGTGGGGGGTAATAGAGTACCCCCACCCCGTCCCTACTCTCGCTCCCGATTTTTGTGAAGAAAGCTAGGCATTAGAGAGCAGAGTATCGAAACGACTCTTTTCATGAACGATTTTTCAAGTAAAGACGAATATTTTCATGGACTTTTCCTTGAAAAGCGGAATAATTGAGGAGGGCAGGTGGGCGCCAATAAACTAGTTGCGGCATTCATTCTTTATCTTGCTTGCATAGATGAACTCCCGTCCAATGAAACGTGCCCGTCCTTCCTTCCAAGTCTCGCAAAAGAGACCCATCGACAAGAGCTTGATCTATGTGGCTAAGTCCTCTGTCACTGCTCAGGTCTCTACCGATTTGGTTACCGCAACCTTCCCCTGTACGATTACTGGCCTCCGCTGGAACATCGAAAACAAGTCGGCTTCCTCCACTGCCATTTGGGCTATTATCCTCGTGAAGGATGGTAACTCTGCTAACACCATGGCCTTCTCCGATGGAGCCACTATGTATGAGCCCGAGCAGAACGTCCTTGCCTGGGGAGTGATCTCCGTGGGTACTGACAATGGAGGAGAGCCGGCTCAAATCGGTACGACCAAGTCCATGCGCAAGTTGATGGGTGGTGACAAGCTGGTGTTCATCACTGCTGCGGTGGCTGGCACTGCTGATATCACTGGTGGTATTCAGTTCTTTTGCAAGTCCTAGTTGGTTGGGGAAGGGTGAAATGTAACTCAGTAAACGTGGTCTGGAATTATTTTGTGCACACTGTTTAGTTAGTGTTGAGGCGTCGCGTATAGAACAGAAGAGCCATGACTGGTGCCTGACGGCACCCCTTGCGGCTCCTTCAAGCAAGCGTAAAGAAAGGTAGTTGTATTAGTTAGAGGTCAGGCATAGGAAGGATAGATCTCTCCTCTCTCCAGACGCAATTAGAGGAAGAGTAATCATTGAACTGTTGCTCCTCTAGGACTCCAAAGAAAGGTGCCTTGTAGAGGAGAAAAGGAACGTAATTAGCAGCGAAACCTATCACATGGTGGATCCTTCTAGAGAGGGCCTCATATTGAATCTTCCTGTTCTCCCACTTAAACCAGAGGCTTGGGTGGATGTTGGTAGTGATAAAGATCTTCTTAGCCAAGAGAGGGACAGAGTCTCCTTTCACCTCCACTGTCATCTCATACCTATCGAGTAACTGAAGGACATAATTGAGAGACATCTTAGAGGCAGCCCCTGCAAAGTCATCCAACAGAAGGACCTCTTGTCCGTCATAGCCATCAAACCACTTGGTGTCGGGTGCTTTCTTGAAGCAAGGGCCCCCAATGGGATACTTATCATTCACCAGTCTGGTTTTTCCACATCCAGGGGGTCCATAGAGGAGGTAGACCTGGGGGGGCTCCCCTCTCCTTGGCCAATTAAGTCGACACAACATAGATACCCCTTAATGTTAGTTATAGAAAGAGAGAGAGGTGGAGGAACCCTTAGAGTAACGCAGTATCCCTTCGGGGTGTTCTTCTGCAACTCGTTTGAGGCTACCAGTTTTGCAGGCGTTAATAATCCCTGTAAGATCGGTCCTACTCCCGGAACCACCAGCCTGCCACTCACCGACCTCCCACGGACCCTCTT